CGCCAGACGCGGTCGTGTTCGATCTTCGCCACGTTGGCCGGTTTGTTCTTGTAGAACTCGGCAGCGTCCATCGCGCGCAATCCGGACGTACGTTGCAGGTAATACAGCACGCACAGCGAGGCGTCGATCTGCCAGACGTGATTCGGGTGTAGAGACGCCAGCGAGACCGCCGCCGCCGGGCGCAGCAGCGTATCCGGGTGCAGGCCATAGGCACGCAAGGCGCGCGTGATCGCCGAGATCGACAGCGGTCGAATCACCCCATCGCCATCAATCGTCTCGGCGCGGATCATGGCGTTAGCGCGTAGCATATCGACCGCCTGCTCAACAGAGAGCAGGCGCTTGCCGTTGCGGCGATGGCTCTCCATCATCAACGCCGAGATGAGCTCGGCTTCGTGCCGTGGCAGCGCCGTCTTGCCGGCGTCCGAGCGGCGCTTGCGCGGGTTGCGAATCATCATTTCCTTAACCCATTTCTGTACGGTTTGCCGGGAAACCCCCAGATCGTCTGCCGCCGCCTGATATAGATCCGCCTTGCCGCCATGCGACGCCAGGGCGAGCGCCTGGATCAGGACGTGAATGCGGTGGGACTGAGCGGCGGAAAGCGGCATGGCGGCCTCAGAATTCGCCCAGGCCGCATTCGAGGCGGACGGTCTGTGTCATGCGTTCGATCTGGCGGATGGCGCCTTCCAGAATGTCACCTGACTCCCCGCCGTGGATGGCGTGGTGGTCGGTAATCGCGCGGATCGCGGGCATCACCTTGCCGGCAATCTCGTGCTCGGCGCTCGTTACAAACCCCGCCAGCTCGTGGCGCAGGCTGGCGAGGACATCGTCCGGCTCTTCTGTCTTCACGCGGCCCTTGCGCGCAGCTAGCTCGTCGATCTTGGCATTCTTGTCGGCGATCAGGCGATCCTTGGCGGTGGCGGTTTCCTTGGCTTCGCGCAGGGCGGCGCGTAGCTCCTTCACGCTCATGGTTGCCACATCGTCCAGGTGCAGTTCGCCGGTCTGGCCGGTCAGCGCTAGCTCGTCAATCTGCTCGTCGTCGAGGACGAGCATTTCCAGCAGCTTGGACTGGGTGCCGATTGCCTTAAGCAAATGCTGCGACGTCGCGGCATTTGAAAACTTCGCAGACGCCTGCATGAAGCGTTGAGCAACGCTGGCATCAAGGCCGAGAGCGTCAAGTCTCTGGCCAAATTGTCCGTGCTCGCAGGCAGCCTTCAGAACCATCAGCCCGCGCCCCACCTCCAGGCAAGCCTCTACGCTGCGCCGCATGTTGGCCGCGATGTCGCGCTGGATCAGGTCTGGATCGGTGGCCTCGGCGGGAAGCTGGTAGCCAAGCTGCGCTGCCACGGCACGCACCGTCGCCTCCTGAGCCTGGTGTGCCACTACCATCTGGTGTTCCTTCTTCGCCAGGTCGGCAGGTGTGGCGCTCACGAACTGCGGGCCAACAGCCTCAGCTTGGTCAAGTTTCCTGCGGCCTTTGCCGTTGGTCTTTGTGCCTTCGTCTTTCTGTGCCACTTCGCGCTCCTTCAGGTAATTGATGGTTTTGGTCAGTTCTTGGTCTGGGTCGGCAGGCATGTCGGCATGTCCGGCCAAGATGCGTTCGGCGTAATAGAGGGTTGCGGGGTCGATCCCATCCTGGCGCAGTTGTGCAGCGCTCCTGGGCATCAGTGCGGCTCCCGCGAATAACGCTGTTCGAATTCATCGACGCGCGCCCGCAGCTTGGCGAATTCCTCGCCGGTAGCCCGCGAGATCTGCACAATCTTCGGTGTCAGGCGCCAATACTCGTCCCGGCCGGGGATGCGCTCGGCCAGCCCTTCCTCGGCCAGCACCCCGAGATCGCGCAGGGCGTTCGGCAGGCTAGTCCCGAGTGCTTCGGCTACCTGCGACAGCCGCAGGCCGTCCATTACGTGGCCTTGCAGGATCAGCAAGGCGCGCAGTGCGCGGCGGGCCGACTGGCGGTCTTGTTTCGGTTGGGTCATGCTTCTGGCTCCAGGTCTAGTTCAGGTTGGTTGTTGCGGGCGATGGTCTCGCGGTGCCAGGCCAGGCCAGCCATGCCCGCCTCAATGGCCGCCAGTGCCGCAGCGGCCTCAATAGTCCCGGCCGCGAAGGCCAGGATCGCCCCGGTGGCATCGTTGAGCACGCCCTGCAGGGCCTGCACGTCGATGGGCTGTACCTTGCGGCCGGTCGGCATCGGCACGACCAGTGAGCCGGACGAAAGCGCCAGGTAACGCGAGGCGTAGTCGATTCCGCAGACGTGCTCATAGACGGGGATCAGGATCGCCGGCATCCGGCCGGTGGCCAGCCACTTGTATAAGGCGTCCGGTGTGACGCCCATCAGCTCGGCAATACGCTCAACGGTCAGTTGCTTGCGCTCGCGTGCGTAGTCCTTGCAAAACCTGAGCGCCTCAATCAGCGAGGTCGGAGAGAGGCGTTTCCAATCGCGTTTCATGCTCGGAACCCCTTCACGGACCTTGCGTCAGAACAAAAAATCGATTGGAATATGCGCAAGTCTGTTTTACTAGGTGAAAATGAAGCCATCGCAAAAAGACGGGAATTGGTCATGACGCACGCTGAAGAAATCGAGACATTGCGGAACGAAGTCGCGCAGCTGCGCGACGAACTGGATCGAATGGACGATTGGGCGAATGGATTGATGGGTGCGCTGCAGGATCTGGCCCTGCCATTGCTGCGCACACACCCAGATATTGCGGACACGGTGAAGTCGTCGTGGCGTCTGGCGTCGGTACGTTGGGAGAAACTGCAAGCGGACACTGGGCAGGCCGATGATTTTCACGAAACTGCCGATCTGCTTGAGCCGCGCAAGATGCTTTATCGAGCGCTTGAAGGGATCGGAGTATTTCCTCCGCCCTGGTGCGAGACATGATTACCTTGCCGTTGGCGCGGGTCGATTCGCGCACCAGGATGTCGACGCGTTGCTCGAAGTCTTCACCGGTCAATGGGGGTATTGGGCAATAGCCGGCTTGCATGATTAGGCTGCCAGGCGGTCGGTATGTGGCTTCATGCCTAGCTTCACGGCGATTTCGTGAGCCTGGCCATAGAAGCCCTTCTCCTGACCGTTGAGGACGCGATAGACGGCGGTACGTTTGTAGCCGTGCCGCTTTGCCCAGTCGGTGATCGTTTCGCCGCGTTGGCGGAACTGTTTTTTGATTTGATCGGCGGTCATGTTGTCGGCCTCCGTTGTTGGTAGATGTTGGTGATGTGATGTGGAGATTCTATGCCTAAGAAATTAGGCATGTCAACTATCTTTGGTGGCCTATGGGTATTGATCGTTCTGAAATAGCTATACGTCTCGTTGAGGAGCGCACGCGTGTTGGATACAGTCAGGCTGACTTTGCGAGACAGCTATCTGTGAGCCGAGAAATGTTGCGGCGCTACGAAACCGGTGCGAGTGGGCTAAGTGGGGAATTCCTCGCAGACGCTGCCTCGCTGGGTGTCGACGTCCAATATGTGCTTACTGGAGTTGCTTCGCAGAATCGTGATGAGGCGGTTAAGGCAGCACAACCGGCCGTGCATGTGTCAGGTGGATCGGCTAATGTCATCGCGCTTAATCATGGTCCGATAACCATGATCGCTACGCAGCGGCATATCACGAATACAAAGGCAGAAGTGAAGCCCGGCGATGAGCACATCTCCGAAGATCAGGCAGTGACACTAACGGCATTAGTAGGTGATGTTGTCGAGCTAGAGGCAAAGCTCAAGCAGAAACCAAGAGGACATCGCGCCGTGTGGGGGGCTCTTAACGCGCACTGCGGTGTAACTAGATATCGTCTGATCGCACACGGAGATTTCCCCAAAGCAGAGAAGTACCTACGTCAGTGGATCGGAAGGCTTAACTCGATGGCCAGCGCGCCGGTCAAAGATGGCGACGCATGGCGCAAGCGGCATTACGCTTACATCAAGATCAACAGTAAAGACGATCCTGACTGGATTACTCGCTATCTTGCAAAAACCTTTGGTGCGACCAGTCTCACAGAGTTATCGAATGAACAGTTGGAGAAAACATATCGGGCAATTGCATCACGCAAACAGGGAAAGAAATCGCTGAGATGAGAACCTCTTGGTGGCCGCCTCACCAGCGCCGACATTGGTCGTTGCTCCTGGCGCTGCTGGCTTTCTCGGCAGGCGCTGAGACGATGCACGGCGAGGTGATCGCCATTGCCGATGGAGATACCATCACGATACGTGGTTCCGACGCTAGCGTGATTGTGCGGATCGCCGGCATTGATGCGCCAGAAAGGCGGCAACCGTTCGGTCGAGAATCGACAGCCAACATGCGTCACATGCTGTTCGGTCATGCCGTGGCTGTCGACTGGCATAAGCATGATCGCTACGGTCGCGTCGTCGGTAAGGTGCTATTGGATGGTGTAGATGTTGGGCTTGCGCAGATCAAGGACGGTGCAGCCTGGCACTACAAGGCATATGCTCACGAGCAACCTGGTGATGATCGCAATCGCTATGCAGCTGCTGAAATTGAGGCTAGAAATGAACGCCGCGGGCTATGGGGTAAAGAGGATCCAGTGCCACCGTGGGATTGGCGAATGACTCGGAAAAACAAAAATGCAAAGACTCAAGGTAAGTAACCTGGTCGCGGGTAAAGGTGCCATGCTGGCTGGGGTTCAGCCCGGCGATGTGCTTATTTCATACGCTGGCGCTAATGTGACTACGAATGATGAGTTGTCCCATGCGCTTCAGTCTGCACCTGTTGGTGGTGATCTGGTGGTGGATCGTCTCGGGGCTACGGTAAGACTAGCCGTCACCCAATTACCCCTGGGTTTGACGGTTGTGCCGATTGACTATAGCGACCCAGTGAAATACTGGGCAGGAGATGAAGGATTTCTCGACCGCAAGGCCCTGGATGAGCGCGCTGATATTGAGCGCCAGCTGCATGAGATGATCGTCACCACGACGCCATCAGTAGAGGGGCGTCGCGTGCAGCGCATTATCGATGTGGTAAGTGCCGAATGTGTATATGGCATGAACATCTTCGCGGATTTTTTCGCGGCGATAACCGACATCGTTGGCGGTCGCAGTAAAGTGTCGCAAAATCTGCTGCGTGAAGCCCGTCAGACATGTATCAGAGAGTTGAAGCAGGAGGCGCTAGCCATTGGCGCCAACGCAGTGATCGGGGTGCGCCTGGACTACAGCGAATTTTCCGGGCAAGGCAAGTCGATGCTATTCCTGGTCGCGAGTGGTACGGCTGTAGTCATTGAAAACACTGTGGAAGCCTAGCCGCCGTCCCACCAGCGCCGACTTTCTGATTACGGCGCCTGCCCTCCGAACGCCTTCCCCCTGACGAGCCATCCGCGCGCGCGCGAAACTGCGCGCATGCAAACTGTCGTCTATCCCCCTGTTAATCCAGCCCCAGCCACCGCTGAGCAAGTCTGCGGTGGCTGCCGGTTTTTCAAGCCGTCGCGCAATGAGCCGGAGTCCGGGCATCGCTACGGGCACTGCGATCATCAGATCAAGATGGCGCGCGAGGCGAGCGCGCTTTACCCGCAAATCCATCTTTACGACGACACATCCCGCTGCACGATAGTGAGCAGCCTGTCAGGCGCTCGTGTTTTTGAGTCAAAGGAGCCGGAACGTGAAAAAGCCTGAGTGGTTGCGCAGAATTTTGAAGTGGCCGCGTATGGCCGAATGGTTGCTCGTTGCTATCGCCCTTGGCGCCGCCGTCTTCTTTACCGCGCCGCCGCCAGGTCAATACGACCCAGCGCTGTGGCGGATCGCCTTGCACAAGGCGATGCTCGTCGCTACCGGTGGGTGGCTTGCCTATGGCCTGGATCGCAGCATCTATCCCTACGCCCGGCCGGACGTGTTCCTGGTCGGAGGGCGCGAGCTGGTCTTTTCGGCGGCCATGCTGCGCCGCGCGATCATCATCGCTGCCGGCATGCTCGCTATGGCAATGGGGGCGTAATGAGCCGCGACCGCTTCCACGCTATTCGCTGCATCATTTATTTGGTGTTTGCCTTTGGCGTTGCTCTTTTGGCATTGCTCCTTCCGGCTCAGGCGCAAGCCCAAGTGCCGCCCGCCGCCGCGCGTTACCGTGGCGAGCTGGTGCGCCAGTCGCGCCTGGTGTTTGGCCTTGAGGCTCCGGTAGCGGCCCTGGCCGCGCAAGTACATCAGGAATCCGGCTGGCGGCCGGATGCGCACTCCGTTTACGCCCACGGCCTAACGCAATTCACCCCTGACACCGCAGAATGGATCGGCACAATCGACGCCGAATTGGCCGATGCCGACACCGGCAATCCCGCCTGGGCCTTGCGCGCCCTGGCTGTCTATGACCGCTGGCTGTTGGATCGCGTCAAGGGCGCTACCGCCTGCGACCGCTGGTGGGCCGTCGAGCGCTGCTACAACGGCGGCCTCGGCCACTGGCTCAAAGAGGCACGCCTGGCCGCTCCCGCCACTGATCGGGGGGCGATTGATGCCCGCTGCGGCCAGGCATCCCGCAGCCCCAAGCACTGCGCCGAAAACCTCGGCTATCCGCAGCGCATCCTGCTGAAGTGGCAACCGCTCTATATGGGCTGGGGGCCGGGGGTGAAGTGCACATGACCGAGCTGCTAACCCTGCTGCGCGCCGCGTGGCCTTATCTCGCCTGCATCGCCATCGGCGCCGCTGCGGTCGGTGGCGTGCAAGAGCTGCGCATTGACGCGCTCACCAGCGACCACGAGGCAGAGATCGACCGCATGCACGCTGAAGAGACCAAGCGCCAGCTCGGCCTGGCCGCTGCCTGGCGCGCCGAAGCCGAGCGCAAGGCCGCCCTGGCTGACGACATCGACCGCAAGCGTGCAGCGGAAAACCTCTCACTCGCCCGTCAACTTCAGGAGAAAAAGAATGCGCTTGCTGCTGTTACATTCGGCCGGCCTTGCCTTGGCCATGCTGCTCTCGGCCTGCTCAAGCAGCCCGCCGGCGCAAGACCAGGGCTCGACGCAATGCGTCCCGGCTCGCTACCTGACGGACCTGCCGGACCTGCCGCAGATCAAGCGGACCAGGCCGCGGCCGCGGGAGACGACTACGCCACCGACACCGCCGTCGCCGACTGGATCGCCGACGCCAGCAGTCTCTACGAGCAATGCCGCAACCGGATCCGCGACATCCGATGCTACACAGGCGGGGGATGTCAATGACGATCCAGATTGAGTTGTGGGCGCTGCTCTCTACGCTCGGCGGCTGGCTGCTGATTCTCGGCGGCGGACTCTGGACCGTGGCCAAGGTAATCGGCGGCCAGGTTGATCGTCGCCTCAATGAAAAATTCGAGACCCAGGGCAAGTCGATCACGCTCTATGCCGAGTCGGCCGCGAGAACCGCCGATGAATTACGCCGGCTCGAACAGGACTTCCTCAACTGGAAAGGCACCCTGCCGGTCACCTACGTACTGCGTGAGGACTACATCCGTGGGCAAGTTGTTCTTGAGGCGAAGCAAGACACGCAGCGTGCAGAAATCAAGGTGGTTCAGATGCAACTGCAACGCTTAATCGGGATACGCGAAGGAGAGCAGGGATGATCGACCAGGACAAGGCGCGCCGCGAGGGAATGCGTTGGAACCTGCTGAAGGCGTTGCATATGGCGGCACCCTACACCAGCAGCGAAGACTTTCTCGCCGACATCATGCGCGGCATTTACCCTGGCGCAACGCAGGGCGAGGTGCGCAAACAACTCGACTACCTGGCCGACCGTAGGCTGATCGATCTGGTCAAGGATCCGGCTGGTACCTGGTTCGCCGATATCGGACGCTACGGCACAGACATCGTCGAATACACGGTCGACTGCGACCCCGGCATCGCCCGGCCGCCCCGTCTTGGCACATCCTAATGGCCAAGCGCGGCAAGATCGAAAGCCTGCCGGACGATCTGCGGCGCTGGCTGGAGCGCGCGCTGACGGAAAGCGGCTTCAGCGGCTATGCCGAGCTGGAGGAACTGCTCAAGGCCAAAGGCTTCGTCATCAGCAAAAGCGCGATCCATCGCTACGGCCAGAAGATCGAGCGCCGTTTCGCGGCCATCAAGGCCAGCACTGAAGCTGCGCGCCTGCTCACGGAAGGGGCGGCGGACGATCAGGACGCTCGCTCCGAAGCTGTGATCGCCTTGGTGCAGACTGAGCTGTTCGAGAGCATCGTCAATCTGCAGGAAGCTGGCAGCGATGAGCTTTCAGACGTTGACCGGGTCGGGCTGCTCTCCAAGGCTGCCAAGAACATTGCCACGCTGGCGCGTGCTTCGGTGACCGTCAAGAAATTTCAGCAAGAGGTGCGCGCCAGAGCAATAGCCGTTGCCGACGATGTCGCCAACCAAGCTCGGGCCGGCGGATTGTCCGATGAAACAGCCGAACTGATCCGCCGCAAGATTCTTGGGGTCGCAGGATGATGTCCCCTGCTGCGGATACGCCATCTGGGCGCGTGCGTGATTCGATGGAAGATCGCACGCCGATGGCGTTCCTTGGCTATCAGCAGCGCTGGTCTGCCGATCAATCGTCGGTAAAGGTTTGCGAGAAAACCCGGCGCTGCGGTTTGTCCTGGGGGGAGGCAGGTGATACCGCCCTGCTTTGCTCGAAAACCAGCGGGATGAATGCTTTCTATATCGGCTATACGAAGGACATGGCCAAGGAGTTCATCCAGGACTGCGCAAACTTTTCTGCTGCCTACAGCTTGGCGGCCAGCGAAATCACAGAGAGTGAGGAAGTGTGGTTCAAGGGAGATGAGCGCAAGTCGATTTTCATCTACACCCTGCGATTTGCCAGCGGCTGGCGAATTGAGGCTTTGAGCTCTGCGCCACGTAATCTGCGCGGCAAACAAGGTCGAGTGATCATTGATGAGGCAGCTTTCCACGACGACATCAAGGAGCTGCTCAAAGCCGCGCTGGCGCTCTTGATCTGGGGCGGCGAGGTGCATGTGATCAGTACCCACAATGGCGCTGATAACCCGTTCAACGAGTTGGTGCAGGACATCCGCGCCAACAAGGCGCCCTACAGCCTGCATCGCATTACCTTCGACGACGCGGTCGACGGTGGCCTCTATGAACGCGTGTGCTTGCGCACTGGACGCACGCCAACCCCGGATGACAAGGCCAAATGGATCGCCGGCATCCGGGCGCAGTATCGCGACAATGCCGCAGAGGAACTTGATTGCATCCCCAATAACAGCGGCGGCGCCTGGCTGTCGCGAGCGATGATCGAGGCACGGATGTTCGATGCCCCGGTTCTGCGCTGGTCGCCGCCGGCCGATGATTTCATGTTGTGGCCAGACGAGATGCGCAAAGCAGAGGTTCTCGATTGGCTGGATCAGCATGTGCGGCCGTTGCTAGCCGCGCTCGACCCAGAGCTCACCAGCTTTTTCGGAATGGACTTCGGGCGCAGTGGTGACCTGTCCGTCCTGGCGCCTGGGCAGGTCATGCGCAACCTGACGCGCCGGTATCCATTCCTGATCGAAATGGCAAATTGCCCCTTCGATCAACAGCGCGAGATTCTCTATTACGTCGGTGATCGCTTGCCCCGCTTGCTGGCAGGTAAGCTCGACGCCCGCGGCAATGGTCAATACCTGGCGGAAAAAGCCGTACAGAAGTGGCCCCTCAAGGTCGAGGCAGTAATGCTTTCGCAGACCTGGTACCGCGAGAACACGGCCCCATTCAAGGCACGTTTCGAGGATGGAACGATTCTTTTGCCGCGCAGCGCGGATCTGCTCGACGATCTGCGCGCGTTCGAAGTGGTCAAGGGTATCCCCATGATCCCGGACGTGCGCACCAGAGGCGCAGATGGTCAGCAGCGTCACGGCGATGCGGGGGTTGCTTGCCTGCTGGCCGATGCTGCCAGTCGTGCAGAGGGAGTCCCCCCTGCCGGTGCCACCGTGGCAGCAGATTCCGACCTCGGCCAATTTACCCCCGAGCGACTGCGCGAGCGTGGTGCAGTCGGGCATGTATCGGTTTTTCAGAATCGGGCCTACAAGCCCCTATTTCGCCCCCGGTAGGTGTGGATGCCGCCGCGTCACTGCGATAGGCACTTTATAAAGCCCGTAAAGCCGGTTTGCGGGCATGTTGGAGATGGCTATGCCGATGCCGAAATGGCTGCAACGATTCATTGATGGTGGAGAACCCATCGAAACGGCTGAAACATCGCCCGAGGAGCAACCCACCGCCAAACTGCGTGAAGCGGCCGGCGCGAGTGTCGCCGACGATGACGAGGGATGGCGCAAGCTCAGTGGCGACACGCGGCGCGACCTCGGGCCGATTACCCAGGAGCGCATGCGCGAGATCGCCACCTATTTGTGGCAGGCGAACTTGCTCGCCAATCGCCTGGTCGAGCTGCCTCTCGCCTACCTGCTCGCCGAGGGCGTCAAGCTGCAGGTCAAGGATAAAGAGGCCCAGGCCTGGCTCGACAAGTTCTGGAACGACCCCATCAACGCGATGGACCTCAAGCTGGAAAAGCGCGTGCGCGAACTGGCGCTGTTCGGCGAGCAGTGCTACCCCGTGTTCGTCAATGAGGTTTCTGGCATGGTGCGCCTCGGCTATTTAGATCCGGCACAGATCGCCACCGTCGTCACGGATCCGGACAACCCCGAGCAGCCTATCGGCATCGTCACAGTCAAAGGCAAGCATGGCCAGGCGCGCCGCTACAGGGTGATCGTCAACGGCGACGATGAGGAGCTATTCACCAAGCGCACCCAGGATATTCGCGCCACCTTCGCGGACGGCGAGTGCTTCTACTTCACGGTCAATTCCCTTTCATCTGGCGTGCGCGGCCGTTCCGATCTGTTGGCACAGGCCGACTGGCTCGACGCCTACGACGAGTTCCTCTTTGGGGAACATGATCGGTCTCGCTACCAGCGCGCCTTCATCTGGGACGTCGAGCTGTCCGGTTTGACCCAGGAGCAGATCGACACCAAGGCGAAGACCTTCGCCCCGCCAGCACCCAATACGGTGCGCGTGCATAACGAATCCGAAAAATGGTCAGCCGTCTCGCCGGAGATCGGCGCCGGAGAAACGGCGGAAGCGGCGCGCCTGCTGCGCAACCATGTCCTGGGCGGCAGCACCATCCCCGAGCACTGGTTTGGCGGTGGCGGTGATGTCAATCGCGCCGTGGGTGCCGAGATGGGCGAGCCGACCTTCAAGTTGTTCTCGATGCGGCAACGCACGGTGCGCTACATCCTGGAGGCCATCGCCCGCTATGTGCTGCGACAGCGGTCACTTGTCGCCAAGGAAAGCGCCTTCGATCTGGAGAAAGATGAATTCGCGCCCCAGGCCGTCTTTCCCGAGATGGTCTCCCGCGACATCACGCGCTATGCCGCCGCCCTGCAGCAGGTTGTGGTCGGTTGCGCGCTGGCCGTCGAGAAAAGCTATCTCACCAAGAAAACCGCCGTACGCATCATCGCCACCGTCGCCGGCCGCCTCGGCCTGGAGATCGATGCCGAGCAGGAGCTGGCGGATGCAATCGCCGAACGCCAGGCAGAGAGTGATGCGAATGCCGAGGATGATCTTCTCCCGCCAGATGCGGCGGCAGCTGGCGGAGGCGCCGCTTGACCAACCGACTTGGCTGGGGCTGCGCAATCAAGCGCAAGGATGGCTCCGAGTTCCTGGCGGTGGCCGGCAATGGCCTGCTGCCCGCCGTGTGGGCAAACGCCTACAGGAGCTATGCTGTCGCCCACAAGCGGCAACTCATCCAGGAAGGATTCAAGGCGCGCGTCGTGCGGGTGAGATTCTCCTATCCGGAAATCGAGCCTGAATCGCCATGAGCGCAGAAAAGGACTTCGACCGCGAGGTCCGCGACCAGCTCAAGCGCCGCGCCCGCATCGTCAAGGATACGGACGCCGAGATCCGCGCGCTGCTCTCCCGCGCCCTGGAGAAGACGCTGGGGATCCTCGCCGACCAGCCGACCGATTATCAGCTCTGGAATCTGCCGCAAGTCGTCAAGGAGATCGGCGTGGTCGCCGCCGCCCTGGGCGACGAGGCCACCGCAGCGACCGCCCGCGCTGCCCAGACAGCCTGGACGGCCGGCGCCGACTTGGTGGTCAAGCCTTTGGAAATTGCCGGCCTGGCAGCTGCGCAATCGGTGGCGCCGCATATCGACCTGCGCCAGCTGCAGGCCATGAAGTACTTCCTCGCCGACAAGATGAAGGACGTGTCCCTTCAGGCCGCCAACCGCATCAATGGCGAGCTCGGCTTGGTCGTGATCGGTGCCCAGACACCCTTCGAGGCACAGGTGGCGATCCGCGCCATCATCAAGGACAACGCCGCCAGCCGCGCCGCTACCATCGTGCGTGCCGAGCTGCTGCGCGTCTATTCGACGGCCTCCTATGAAGCCGGCGTCGCGGCGGAAGATGCCGGCGTCGGTATGGATAAGGTCTGGCGCCGGTCGAGCAAGGCTCACCCGCGCATCAGCCATGCCCTGGCCGATGGCCAGCGCGTTCCCTGGAATCAGCCCTTCGTGATCGGCGGGGTGAAGATGATGTACCCCCATGACCCGAAGGCGCCGGCCAAGGAAGTCATCAGCTGCGGGTGCGTCATGATTCCGAAGCCACGCGGCTGGGGTTCCACGTTGCCGGACAAGCGGGCATTCACGCGCGATGAGCTGGCGAAGAACCCGACGCTCAAGTCCATCGTCGAGGAACGTGCCGATATGACGGCCGATGGGCGCGGTGCTACACTCAGACCGAACCTGGCGGCGTATGATGTTGCCAAGGCAGGCGGCAAGCATGCTGGCTGGCTCCAGACGCAAGAAGGGTTATCTGACGTCGAGCTGGAGCGGTCGCTCAAGAGTTTCAACCGCCTCGCCGCAAAACATGAGCGCTGGGTGGCGGATCCGGCAAGCAAGGTGGCCGATTTCGCCGAGCGCGATCCGCGCTACCAGCAAGGCTTGCTGTACGGCTGGCGCAGCGACATCGAGCGCGCCCGCGAGCTGGCCGGCATCGTTGAAGGTATTTTGAGGAGTAGGAAAGATGGCAAACCCTGATCGCTACAAGGCGCTGCTGTGCAGTGTGCTGCTGAAGGCGCGGCAGATGGGCGAGCATGTACCTGGCTCCGAAATGGCGCTGGCCTGCTACCAGGTGCTGGAAGTCGCTACCGAAGAAGCCGGGATCTATGGCATCGACCTGGCGGAGCTCGGCCTCGATGGGTTCGATCCCGAGTCCCTGCTCAAGTTGCCGAAACGTGCAGCGTGACGCGTAACAGCGCCTAACCCAAGCCGCCGCCAGGCGGCTTTTTGTTGATAACTCCCATCCGAACGCGTTCCCCCTGACGAGGCCACGCGCGCGCACGTAACCTCGCCTCCGTTGATTCATCCACGATCACGGAGGCAATATGAGCAAACCAGGCAAGAGCGGCGGCACCGCACCGGACGAAACTTCCCAGGACCCGGCCAAGGCCGGCAAAGACGAGGCGACTCAGGGCGGGAATGGCCAAGAGAAATCGTCTCCAGCCGCTGGCGCGAGCGTAAAGGTGTTCGGCGTAGAGATTCCGGTTGCCGAGGATGATCTGCTTGCATCCAAGGACTACGGGGATCACGTCGTCGTTGTAACGCGCGACGGCCGCAAGCTCACCCTGCCGAAGCAGGCCGCGAAGTGAAATTCCCGCCCAATGGTCTGCGCGGCCAGGCGCTGCGTGAAGCGGCGCCAGACTACAAGCGCATCATCGACCTGGTGCGCGGCGCGCTCGATGCCAAGCTCAACGCGGGGCCTGTCGAAAGCCGCAAGTGGTACGACGTCGACGCCGTCTATGGCGACAGCGTCGTGATCTGCCTCGATGGCCGTCACTGGCGCTACCCCTACACCCTGGAAGGCAGCGCTGTCACGCTTGCGGAGCCGCAGGAGGTCGTCGAAACCTACGAGCCGATCCGCGAAGCCGTCGCCGGCCAGTATCTGCGTTTGATCGAGGCGGATGGCGCGCCGGCCGGGCAGGTGTGGGAGATTGATGCCATCTGCGCCGGGCTGTCGCTTAACAATGTCTTTTATTCGGATTTGGTGCTGCGCGAGGCTGTTCCGCAGTTTGACGGTGCTCGCATCTTCATCAAGTCGGACGCCGATCACATCAAGGGTGCAGCTAAGGATGTACGCCAGGTGGTTGGCTGGATCGATGCGCCGCGCTTCGTCGAGGGAGCTGCGCCCGATACCGGCCGCATCGTCGCCACGGCGCACCTGCCCGGACTTCCCGATACCACGCGCGCGCTACTGGTCGAGGCCGTACGCGCCGGCAAGACCGACCTGGTCGGCTTCTCGATTGATGCGTTCGGCGCCAGCGGTACGCGGATGGTCGAAGGCAAAAAGGTGCGCGCCGCCAAGTCAATCACGCGCGTTGATTCCGTCGATTTGATTGTTGAGCCGGGCGCCGGGGGCCGCCTGGTCCGTTTGGTCGAGGCCGCCCCCGAACCCCGTCACTCCCAGGAGAGTTCCATGCGTAAAACGCTGTTGCAAGAACTGCAAGCCAAGGCGCCCGCCGCCTATGCCAAGATCAACCCCGATACGGCCTCCGATGCAGAAGTGCTGGCCGCCTACCGTGAAGCCTTCGCCACAACGGCGCCGGCTGTTGTGTCAGATGTCGGCGCCGAGCCCCTGGCCGAGGTCCGCATGGTCGAGGCGCGCATGCGCGCCCGCGAACTGATCGCTGGCAGCACCCTGCCGCAACCTGCGAAGGATCGCTTGCTCGCCGACTTCACTGGCCGCAGCCGCTTCGTCGAGGCGGACGTGACGGCCGCGATCTCCTCCGAGCGTGACTATCTCGCGCGCTTCGTCGAGTCTGGCCGCGTCGATATGGGTGGGCTTGGCGGCGATATTCAGGTTGAGGATCGCTCCGCCAAGATGGCTGACATGCTCGATGCCTTCTTCAATCCGCAGCACAAGGATCACGGTGCGGTCGGTTCCTTCAAGGAAGCCTACATCGAGTTCACGGGCGACCGCTATGTAACCGGTCGGCTGTCTGACGTGGATCGGGCGCGCTTGCGTGAGTCGGCTGGCGCGTATTACCGTGAAGCGCTGGATACGAGCTCCTGGGCCAATGCCCTGGGCGACTCGATTGCGCGGCGCATGCAGGCTGTGTATACCGGCGAGACCGATCTCCAGGTCTGGCGTAAGGTGGCGGCGGTTGGTCGCGTCAGTGACTTCCGTACCCAGGAGCGCTTCCGGGTGGGTGGTTACGGAAATCTGCCGGCCGTGGCACAGGGCGATGCCTATGCCGCCCTGACTTCTCCGAGCGACGACAAGGCTAGTTATGCTGCAACCAAGCGTGGCGGCCTGGAAACCGTTACGCGCGAGATGATTCTTGCCGACGACGTCAATGCGATCCGTCGTATCCCTGTCGAACTGGCGCTAGCGGCGGGCAACACGCTCTACGAGTTCGTGTTCGATTTCTTTCGGCTCAACGCGTCGATTTACGACGGCAAGGCGCTGTATCACGTCGATCACGCCAACCTCTTCACCGCCGCCCTTGATGCCACCGCTTTCGCCGCGCACCGCCTGGCGATGGTCAAGCAAACACGCGCCGGGAGCGGCAAGCGCATGGGCGTCAGCCCCGCTGTCGTTCTGCTGCCTTATGAGTTGCAGGAGACCGGATACAACCTGTTCGTGCGTGGCCAGAATCTGGATAAGACCTTTGTCCAGACCATCAACCCGGAAGTCATCACGGTGTCCCACTGGACCGATGCCAATGACTGGTGCACGGTTGCCGATCCGATGAAACTCCCGGTGCTGGAAATCAGCTTCGTCAATGGCCAGGAAGATCCCGAGCTGTTTATCCAGGATATGCCCAACGTCGGCAGCATGTTCAGTAATGACAAGCTGACCTACAAGATCCGGCATGAGTACGGCGGTGCCGTCCTGGTCGATGGCGAGAAGGGCACCACCAAGGCGGTGGTCGCCTAAGCCATGCTCGCCGACCTGCAGGCCCTGGTGATGGATCTGGTCCGCGATGCTGCGGGTCAGGTCTCGACCGATCAGCGGGATACAGCCATCGCCCTGGCGGTGGCCAAGTATTCCGCCGACCGGCCGCGCGATGCGGTTGCGGCCGGGGTCAGTACGGACGGCCTGCGCTTGCCGCTGCCGGACCCGTGGGCTGAGGGAATGGATGTCGCCTGGATCGAATATCCCGTTGACGCCATCCCTCCGGCACAAGTGCGTCATATCGTGCATCGCGGCTTGGCTGGCCTTGAAATCCTGCTCGGCGAAAACATCGGCGCTGGTAGCACGGCGCATGTGCACTACACCCAGCTGCATGCGCTATCCGACAGCATCGACACGATCCCGGTCGTGCATCGTGAGGCGGTCGGCGCCTATGCCGCAGCCTGGCTGTTCGAACAACTCGCCGGTTCTGCCGCAGGCAATACCGACAGCACCATTCAGGCTGACAGTGTGGATCACAAGAGCCAGGCAGCGGAATACGCGGCGCGCGCGCGCACCCTGCGCAAGCGTTACGCCGATGTGGTGGTGGTTGCTGATGCCGCAGAGACGCGGCCGGCCAGTGCTGCAGTCAGTTGGCCAGGGCGCAAGCGGTTTCCGGGGCTGGGGGCGCGCTGATGCAGCTCGTACTCGATGCCGGTTCGCTGGGCGTTCTCGACCAGGCTTTTGCGCGCTTCCCGGACTTCGCTCGCCAGGAGCTGAGCGTCTTTGGGCATGCCGCCACGCAATACCTGAAGGGCGAAGTCATTGATCGCACACCGGCAGCCGAAGGGGCGCTGCGCGACTCGGCCTTCACCCGGGTCGAGGAACTGCCTTCCGGCATGATCGGCGTGGTCGCCATGTCGAGCCCTTACGTCGAGGCGGTCGAGCTCGGTACCAAGCCGCACATGCCCCCAATCGAACCGCTGGAACAGTGGGTAAAAACCAAGCTCGGCCTGTCCGGCAAGGAAGGCGCCAATGCGGCGCGCGGTATTCAGTGGAAGATTTTTCACCACGGCACCAAGGGCGCGCACATGTTCGAGAGCGCCCTGGATGCCGGTGCTGCCGAGCTGGAACGGCAGTTCGGCGCAACGATGCAGCGCCTGGCTGATCGGTTGGCAGGGGCTGCGCAATGAGCGATCCGGTTCTCGCCGCCATTGTCGCGCGCTGGGCTGCCGTCCCGGACATCGGTCGCGTGCATGGCTACGAGCGCTATGGCAAGGACGGTGCCCAGATGCGGGCCCTCTACGAACACGATGAGCAGATCCGTGGCTGGTACGTCCGGCGCCGCGCGGTGCGCGAAGTGGCCGCCGTCGTCGGCCTGTCGATGGAGGTGGCCACCTACCAGATCGTCGGCTTCCTTTCGCTGTCGGACGCCAATGCAACGGAACAGGTGATCAACGACCTGGTCGATGCCGGCCGGACCGCGTTCCGCGTGGAACCTACCCTGGGCGGGATCGCCTTCGAGCTGTGCGATTCGACGAGTGACGCGGAAGGCAAGGAAACCGGTATCCAGGTCGAGGGCGTCGGACCGGTGATGTTCGCCGGCGTGCTTTGCCATTGCGCCCAGCTGCGCCTCGTCGTCTCGCGTTATCTCCAGGAGGCATGACATGAAACACGTCGAACGACTGCCGTTTGCCGGCGACGCGCATTGGGGCAAAGGCGGACGCTTTGTGCTGATCGACGGCCGGCGCGTTCCGGCTGAATCGGTCCAGCAGCCTGGGTCGCTCGAATCTCCCGTGGCCGCGCCAAGCGCGCCGGCCAACTCATCCCAGAAACCTACCCGCAGAAAGAGAGGCCAGTAAATGCCGAACCTGATCACCAATCCACAGAGCGCCACCCGCACCGCCGTGCTGGTCAAGCGCGAGACCGGCGGCTATGGCGTCGATGCCACCCCGGACGGCTTGATCGACTGGATCGAGGCGCGCGAGCTTACACATACGCCAAGCGAAGATGAAACCGTCGACCGCAACATTGAATTGCCCTATCACGGCAACGGCGGCACCCTCATTACTGCACAGTGGTCGAAGTTGTCATTCTGGGTAGCGATGGCTGCCGGTGGCGCCGCTGGCGTCGCGCCGAAGATCGCCCCTCTGCTCCTGGGCTGCGGCTTTGCCGAGACCGTCGATCCCGATACCTCGGTGACCTATACGCCGGTTTCCGACGCCTACGGCAGCCTGAGCGCCTATGCCTATGTTCACAAGGAGTGGCAGAAGATGCTCGGCATGCGCGGGGAGCTCAAGGGCTCGTGGTCGGCCAAGGGTCACTACAAGCTGACTTGCGAGCTTACTGCACTCTACGATGTGCCTACCGCCGTCGCCGATATCCCCGCGGTGGATCGCACCGGCTGGCCGATTGAAAAGGCCGTCAACGCAGTTAATACCGCACCCATCGTCATCAACGGTACGAACCTGGCCGCCAGCGCCTTCGATTGGGCGATGGGCAACAACATCGCCAAGATCTCACTGCCTGGCCCGCAGCTTGAAGTCGCTATCACTCAGCGCAAGCCGACAGCGAGTTGCACGGTGCTGGCCATGCCGCTAGGGACCTTCAATCCCTATGCCTTGAAGGATGCGCAGACCGCTATCGCGCTGAGCAACGTCCACGGCACTGTGGTCGGCGCGCGCGTCAAGACCGAGATCAAGGGCACCATCATCGGCGTCGAGCGTACCAAGATCGAAAACATGGCGGCCTGGAACCTGAAGATCGAACCGCGTGCCGTCGATGGCAACGACGAGATCGTCCTGACCTACTTCTAACCAATCACCTAAAGGAAGCCGATATGGCACTCAGAGTACGCAAATCCACCATTCGTAAATGGCCGGTCACTTTTACCCTCATGGTTGGCGACGATCTCGGCGACGTCTCTCCGGTCGAGCAGTCGTTTGTCGCGCACTGGAACCCGATTTCCGAGGCGGAACACGAAGCCTTGCTGAAAGAGACAGCAACGCAATTCGGCGATCCGATGCCGGACGACGACTCGCAGGCAGCTAAGGAAAAACGTGCCAAGCTGTCGCAGTCACAGATCCTGGAGCGCAATGCCTGGTATTACGCGCAACGCATCTGCGGCTGGGGTCCGGAAGTGGCCGGCGAGGATGGCCTGCCGCTGCCGTTTTCGCAAGACGCCCTCAAGGCACTTGTCACTGGCGAAGATGGCAACACGATCAGTGCCGCGTTGCTGGTCGCCGACCGGCAGGTGCGTTACGGGATAGCCCCCGCAAAAAACGCCTCGACCTCGCCCGCGCCTGGGGCCGCTGCCGCCGGCAACGCGGGCGAGGCGAAGACGAGCTGAACGACGCGCTCACGTCGCTCGGCATTGCGGGCGACTTGAGCGTGCCCATAGAAGATGAAGACGAGATCCTCGACGTTTGGCCGGAAAACTGGCTGGTCTGGGATCTGTGGCACATGCTCGGCAAGCGCTGGCGCCTGATCAGCGACTTGGCAGGAACCCGGTACCAGGGACTGGATCTGCAGCAGCTTGAGTCCCTGATGAACATGAAGCGGATCCCGCTGGAAGATCAAGAGCGGCTCCTCGAGCAGTTGGACGAAATGGAGGACGTGGCCATCGAGGCCATCTACGCATGACCGGACGATCACTCGAATTCGGCATCAAGATCACCGCCGATGGTCGCGTGGCGATTGTCGAGAGCGGCAACGTCCGCACGGCGATCAAGGGGGTGGGCGACGAGGCGCGCACCGCTGCCGGCAATACGGACAAGCTGCAGGAGTCGATAGGCCGGGTTGTGGCGACCGGTGCCGCGCTGGCCGGGGTTGGCCTCGGCGCGTCGTTGCTGCGCGATACGGTCCGCGCTGCGGATTCGATGACGAACCTCGAATCCAGGATTCGGCTGGTCACCTCCAGTTTGCTTGAGCAATCAGCCGCATCGGATGCGGTCTTTGCCATATCTCAGAATACCCGCCAGGCCCTGGATGCGACGGGTGATTTGTATTTCAAGATCGCCAAGGGCGGCGAGACCCTTGGCTTGTCGCAGCAGCGGATCATTGGCCTGACTGAGACCATCAGCAAGTCGGTGGCCCTGTCCGGCGCCAGCGCCGAGAGTGCCAAGGCGGCCATCATGCAGTTTGGCCAGGCGCTGGCCAGCGGCACCCTGCGCGGCGACGAGCTCAACAGTGTGATGGAACAGACACCGGCCCTGGCCGAGGCCATCGCCAAGGGCATGGGCAAGTCGGTCGGCGAGCTGCGCGCTATGGGCGAACAAGGTGCGATTACGGTCCAGCAGATCGTGATGGCACTGGAAAAACAGGCGCCGGAGATTGCGCGGCAGTTTGGGGAAATTGCGCCGACAGTTAGCGCCAGTTGGCAGACGCTGGAGAATTCCGTTGTACGTTATATCGGCGACGCCAGCAAGGCGACTGGGGCGACAGCTGCGCTGTCCGGGGCGATAGGCTCTGTTGCAGAGAATCTGCATGCTTACGCTGCTGTACTCGCAACGACGACTGCAGTCGGGCTTGGTGGCCTCATCGGGCAAAAGGCTCAGGCAGTTAAGGCATCTGTCGACGCGGCCCTGGCCATACGTGCTGAAACCGCTGCAACAGTAGAGGGAATGCGTGCCAATGTGGCAGCGCAGGCAGCGCGTGTGGCGGATCTCGAAAGTACGATGGCAAATGTTGCTGCTACGCGCGCAGCTGTGGTAGCCAAGCTGAATGAAGCAAATGCAACGGCAGCTGCATCTGCTGCCGTTGGTGCTCACGCGTACGCAATGCGTATAGCAGCGGAAGCCACTGCAGCTCGTGCTGTCGCAGTGGCTGAGCTTGCAGCCCTAGGCCGCCTGCAAGCGACCACTGAAGCTCAAATTACGGCTGCCACGGTTGCTCACACTGCAGCTGAGAATGCCCTTGCAACTGCGATGGTACGGAAATCGGCTGCGGCAACAGGCGCACGCGCAGTGATGGGAGCGCTGGGTGGTCCGATTGGTGTGGTTACAACAGCATTGATGCTTGGCGCAACGGCATGGATGTTATGGGGCGACCGTGCCGAAGACGCCAGCCAAAAAGCTGCAAAGACCTTGCGCGATGCGCAAGACGCGGCGACCAGGACCGGTAAGGACACTCTGGAAGTGCTGAAGGCCTGGCGCGATACCGTGGCCGTCCAGTACTACGACAACCCGACCCATAACAATCCGGCCCGTGCCCGCCTGGCCGAGCTGGATGCCCTGGTGCAAGCGGAAGAGCGCGCTGCCGCGCGTAGTGTCGCTACCACCGGGCAGATCTCCGATGCCTGGAACAAGCTGCACCTGAACAAGGCGCAGCAGCGTGCGGCAGAAATCAGCGACCTCGACAAAGCCTATGCCGCCGAATCGGCCAAGGCCAAAGGCAATGGCGAGATGCAGCTGCGGCTGGCTGCTGATTATCAGTCCAAGCTCAAAGTCATCAACGACAAATATCGGGACAAGAAAGCTAACGATTCGGTCGATGATGCGACAGTCGAAGCCAACAAGGCCTATGCGCAGTCGATTACCGAACTGATCGGCATCGAAGCCAAGGCCACCGGATCGGTCAAGGACCTGACGGCTGCCGAGCAGGTGCGGCAGAAGCTCATCACCTCCGGAGCCTGGGACAAGCTGGCGCCGGAAACGCGCAAGGTGATCGATGCCTACATTGCCTCCGCGAATGCCGCGCTAGATTCGGCCGAGGCAACAAAACAGTGGTCCGCCGCCGCGAACCAGGCGCAACAGGAAGCCACGAAGAAGCTCGAAACCCTTGAGCAACAAGCCATCGCCTCAGAACAGGAAATCCGCTACTACGGCATGACCGAAGGCGCGATCCAGCGCGACATCGTTGCGCGCCTCGAGGAACGGCGCACCATCGAGGCGGGCATTGATGGCCATGAGGCCACGGTAGCCGCGCTCGACAGGGAGATCGCAGCACGCAAGCGGCTGGCGGGATCGGCTGACGCGAAAGACATGCTCGACGCCAACAAGCGCGCCGCGGCCGACCTGGTGCAGGAATACGCCAGAGGGTACGAGAACATCGAGCGCGGCCTGACCGATGCGATCATCCAAGGCGGTGAAGATGGTCTCGATAGCGTAGAGAAGATGTTCTCGCGCTCGTTGAAGGCGATAGCCGCGCAGCAGTTGGTTATCCGCCCGATCATCCAGCCGATCTATGCGACTGGCGCCTCGCTGATGGGCGTCGATATGAGCAAGGCCGGTGGCAGTTGGGCCACCTCCGGGAATCTTCTACAGACTGGTAGCAATGCCTATTCCCTCGCGTCAGGAAACGTATTTCAATCAGCCGGCGGTTGGGCACAACAAGCCGGGATATCGCTACAAAACGCTTCTTTCAATGTTGGTGGTGAGCCGCTCTACAACTTCGGTCAGTCTCTCTACGATTCAGCTCAAACCATTCAAGCAGCCTCCGATGTGTTCGCATATGCGGCGGCGCTCAACTCGGCATCTGACGGGAAATGGGGCCAGGCGATAGGCCAGGCTGCCGGCTACTACTTCGGCGGTCCGGTGGGTTCGTTCATTGGATCGACGGTGGGTGGCTTTGTCGATGATCTGTTTGGCGGCGGCGGCGGGCCAAAGCCCACCAGCCGCTATGTCAATCGCCCTGGCGACGACAAGACGACGGGCGGACCTGCTGCACAAACGCTGGAAACGTGGACCAAGAGCGCCGTTAGTACCTTCGATTCAATTGCGGCTCTGTACGGCTCTGCCGCTCGCGCCACCTACCAGCGCGCCTACCTGGCCACCGATCCAGAAGGCGACGCCAAGACACAGCTAGACCTGTGGTTGCAGGGCGCCGACCTGAGCACGATCTATCGCCGCCGCGATCAGTACAACGGCCAGACAGAAAACGTCGGCCGTAGCGATGCCGAGCTACAGGCCGCGATGGCCGACACCCTGCGCGACTCGATTCTGTTGGGGGTGGCAAAAGCAGACATCGGCACGCCAGCCGTCGTGGCCCTGTTCGATAAGTTTGAGAACAAGTTGGGTGATTTGTCCGCCACGCGCGGCGACGCCCTGGTGGCTGCCTTAACCGGCAACTGGCTCGATGAGCTGGTCACTGATGCCGGCATGGCCGGCAAGTCGATTGAGGACATTTCCGATGCTGCCGTCAAGCTGGTAAGCGTATCCGCTCTCAAGGCGCCTCTGGACCAGCTTGGGTTTAGCTTCGTTGCACTGGCGCCGAAGCTGGCGACCGTGCTCGGCAGTGTCGATGCAGCTGCCTCGGCCCTTGGCGCGTACTATGGCAACGACGCGTACTACAGTGCGGCGGAACGGCGCGCCAGAACGCTGGCGACGATCAGCGCCGAATTCGAGAAATACGGTGCGGTGATGCCGAAGACCACGGCGGAATGGCGCCGGCTGACAGAGCAGGTGGCGGCGATGGGTGAATCCGGCGCCGAAGCCTTTGCCAAGCTGGTCGGCTATTCCAGCGCGTTTGCCGATGCCGTAAGCACCGATACGGCATCGGTTACGCAGCAAGCCGATGACGCTCGTGCCGCGCTGATTTCCAGATACCAGGAGGAAATCTCCGTACTGGAAAACACTCGAGACAAGTTCGCCGGTTTTGCCACGTCGCTCAAGGCGTTTCAAAACTCGCTACGCCTTGGTGATCTGTCCACACTCTCACCGCTGGCGAAATACGACGAAGCCAAGCGCCAGTTTGACGACGTGTCGCGCCGTGCGCGCCTGGGAGAGACCTCTGCCATCGAGCAGCTGCAGAACGTCAGCCAGTCGTATCTTGAGGCATCGCGCGGCTATTACGCCAGTTCGCCGCAGTACGCTGCCGACTTCCAGTCGGTGATGGATGCCGTCGAGGGAACAGAAACGCTTGCCGAGCGCCAGGCGGGCATAGCAAAAGAGCAGCTCGACACTTTGACTGGGCTAGCCGTCAAATTTGGCCTGGTCGAAGCGCATACCGCCAGCCTCGAGGACTTGATTAGCAAATGGGTCGCTGCCAATACTGCTGCCGGCATCGCTACGCCTGGCGTGACTGGCGCCTCTATCACGACTAGCGGGGTGACCAGCGTCAGCAGTGCCACCGACGAGCAGATGGGGGTTTTCCGGCAAAACTACCTCTCTTCGCTTATCGGGCGCGCTGCGGCCGATCCCTCTCTGGCCGAGAGTGCCGCTGCGCAGGCGGCAAGCGCCGGCTTCTCTGCCGACCAGATTGCCGCCACCTGGAACACTAAAACCGGTTCATCTGTTTCTGGCGCCGATGTGACCGCCTGGGCCCGAGACCTCGGCATCAAGGGGTTCGCTACGGGCGGCGAACACACCGGCGGTCTGCGCCTTGTAGGGGAGCGCGGCTGGGAAGTGGAAGCCACCGGCCCGGCGCGTTACTGGAACCAGGAGCAGCTTGGCCAGGCGCTTCGTACTTCCACCTCGGGCGACCGCGAGACGCTGGGTGAGTTGCGGCGTCTCGCCGAGCGTCTCGATGCACTGATATCTGCCGTCAATGCTGGTCAGGCTGTGAACGTACAGCAGGCGCGCGAGCTCAGGCAGCACCTGTCAGCGGCGATGTCGCTGACCGCACGGAGGGCAGCGTGAGCAAAGCCATCGCCCTCTTTGAAATCGAAGCCTATCGCCTGGCGGATGGGGTTCTGGAAACACTGCGCTTCTGCGATGGCATCGCCTGGCGCACGCGCCCTACCGAGACGCCGGCCAATGCGCTCTACAGCCCGCGCATCGCCGATACCGGCTGGACACGTACAGATGTGTTCTCGGCGCCGGGCAGTTATGGCCGCGTGACACCCGGTGAAGTCGTGCTGATCGACGCGGACGGCACGCTCGGTACCAGGCTGCTCGGCTATTCCTTCGGTGGCCGCCGTATTACGCTCCGCCTCGGCGAGCGCGGCGCGGATTATCCGTCTGGCTACACTGTCGTGCTCGCGGGTAGCCTGTCCGGCGAACCGTCTTACAGCATGGGCCGTATCACCTTCCGTCCGGCCGATCTCGCGGGAAGCATGCGCAAACCGTTTCCGGTGCCGGTCTATGCCGGAGACAACGTACTGCCGGATGGGTTGAATGGCGTTGATGACATCAAAGGCCGCGTCAAGCCGATTGTGTTCGGCCTGGCCAGCAACATGACGCTGATTTGTGTCAACACCAGCAAGCTGATTTATCAGGTGCATACTGCGCTTCCTGCGCTGACCGCTGCTGTGACCCTCTCGGCCTTGCGTGATGCTGGGGTTCCGCTTTCGGCAGGCGGAGCGTATGCAACCGTTGCTGATCTGCTCGATAACGCCCAGGCGCCCGCTGGTGGTTATTACAAGGTCTTGGCAACCGTGGCTGATGGCACCTATGTGCGGATCGGAATGAAGCCGGCCGGTGCCTTGACGGGGGATGCCGCCTACGGCAACGCAGCAGACCGCACCCACGCCCAGGTATGGCGGCGCGTGCTGCTCTGCATGGGCGTCGATAGCGCCGACATCAGCGCTGCCGACGTGGCTGCCCTCGACGCTGCGCTGCCGGGTGAAATCGAATTCATGCTTGATGACGAGCGCGATGCTGACCAGGTGCTCAACGATCTCGGCGACAGCGCAGGCGCTGCCTGGTATGGAGATGATCTCGGTAAGTGGCGCATCACTCAATGGACGGCGCCGGTAGGGACTCCCGTGGCCACACTGCGAGAGCTGCGCACCATCGACATGGATCTTGCCGATCCTGTCGGCAATGGTGATGTGGCGCCTGCCTGGCGTGTTGTCCTCGACTATGGGCGTAATTGGACGGTTCAGGCTGATGCCGACCTAGGCGGCGACAAGACCAGCCCGAGCGATAGTGTGCGCGCTCCTGGGGGCCGCGCCGGCCTGGCTGCACGTGCCTGGCTCGGGCAGGAAATGCGCAGCGTGCCGGTCGATGATGCAGCCATCAAGACAGACTACCCGCCTGCCATCGAGCTGCGTTTGACCAGTCTGCTAGCAGATGCGACTCAGGCTAGCAATTTCGCAACGTCGCGCTTTGGTCTATACAGCGTCGCGCGGCAGATGACGACACTGACTCAGCGGCTCGACGCGACGCAGATCGGCACGGTACGTCCGGGAGCTGTGGTGATGGTCTATGGTGATCGTTGGGGTTATGCGAATGGTCGCTTGATGCGTGTGGCGGGCGCATTGATTGATCAGGCCGCGAAGCGCGCGCAGCTGACGGTGTGGGGGTGACAGTGGATAACGTAACCTTTGGTGCATTCAACTGGTTATTACCCACGATAGCGGTCACTCCGACCGTATCGTTCCCAGCCGGATCCGGCTGGATAGATCCCGAGCTGCTGACAGGTCCCGTGCTATCCGAGATGGCGCGCTGCCCTTCGGTCGATCCTGCTGATACGCAGATGGTTTGGGACATGGGAACCGAGCGAGCCGTGCGGGCGCTGGCCATGCCTTTTCATAGCTGTACCGTGGGCGACCGTGTCCGTGTCCAGGTGGCAACCGATGCGGCTTTCTCCAGCGTTGTCATCGATACCGATTGGCAGGATGTGGTCGGCGAGTGGTTCCCCTTCGGTTCGTTGCCCTGGGGCCATCCGAATTTTTGGGGCGGTCTACCGACCGCCGAAGACCTCGACGGCTACTGTCCGCCCTGGTTTTATATTGCTGACGCGGCGGTCCTTGGCCGCTATGTTCGCTGGCTATGGGATGTATCCGGCAGCACCCTGGGCTATCTCGACGTCGGCCGGCTATTTGTCGGCGATGTCGTACAGCCGCGGTACAACTTGTCCTATGGGGTTCAGGTCGGCTACGTCGATAAGAGCAAGACAGAACGCTCGCGCGGCGCCGCCTTATTCGGCGACCAGGAGGAAAAATACCTATCCGCCTCGTTTGCCCTTGATTATCTATCGCAGGAAGAGGCGATTGGCCAGGTGATGGAAATGCACCGCCGCCTCGGAACGACTGAACCGTTCTTCTGGGCCTACAACCCGGCCGATGGTCTGGCGCTGCGCACCAAGCGCATGTTTATGGCGCGTTTTGCTTCGCTGGACAAGATCGAACATCCGAAATACGGCATCTATGCCGTCCGCTGCAATATCGAGGAGTACAAGTAATGGCCTGGTCTCTTACCCTGAACAGCAAAACCTACACTGATGCGGACATGGCCAAGTATGGGTATATCACCAAGCTGCCGATGCTGCTCGCTGACCTGGCGCTTGAGATAGCCGCACGCCTTGCTGAGATGGTCGGCTACCGTGACGCGGCGCAAGCCGCCGCCGCATCGGCAATCCTCGCCCCCGGCACTCAGGCCACCAGCGCCACCAGCTTTACGCTAGGGCTTGGCAGTAAGGCTTTCACGCTTTCGCAGGCCGGCAAGCTGATCCCGCTGGGCGCGGCAGTCAGTATTGCGCGCACCAGCGATCCGACCAAAGTCTGCTACGGCATCGTAACGGCTTTCGCCGATCCGGTCTTGACGGTTAATGTCACCAAGGCCGATACCGTCGCTGGCCCTTACACCGATTGGACGATTGCTCTGGCCGGTACGCCGGGGCGCGACGGCAGCTTGATCCTGCCGACCGCCGCCGCTGTGGTCGGTGGCGTCTGTACGCTCGACCTCAATTCCGGCAACTACTTCACCGTGTCGGTAGGCGCGAATATCACGTCGTTTGTAGTCAGCCATCCGCCCGCCAGCGCCGGGCAGATCATGGTGTGTTTGTCCTACACCGGCCCCTACAGCGTGACGCTTCCGAGCGCCTGGAAGCCTGCCGGCACCGCCGCGCCAGTGCTGACCGTACTCGACGGTCAGTCCGATTTGTTGCG